TCTTTCTCTTGATTGAATTACACCAGCATAAAACGCTACTGGCTGACCATTGGAATAGTGGTAATCAAGACAGCGTATTTCGCCATGAACAACTTGAAAGAACCATATAGCTGTGTCGTCTGAATAACCCAAGTCCCATGCGGTATGGACTGGAAACATGGGGTCATATTCAATATCACGGATTCTGCCTTGGTCGGTAAGCTGGCGCATTTCTTTACCATAGTAAGCGCCAAGGATTGCAGATTCAAAGTCACATTCAAACTCTTGTAAATATTGGTCTTGCGTCATTACTGTAGCTGCATCACGCAATTCTTCTGCGGAAATTAGCCCAGTCTGACTAGCTCTTAAGGTTTTGGCATACCAATCACCAGACTTGGTGGCGTTGTTATAGATGTCCCAGAAGGCGTTATGACCCTTAGGCGTTCCAATGAAAACTGCCCAACCGAGTCTGTCTGATAGCAAAGGCCGAATAATCTCGCCCCAAATACGAGGGCGCATATCTGCATACTCATCTAAAACAATACCATCCAGATACAGACCTCTAAGGCTATCAGCATTATCAGCCCCAAATAATCGAATTCTTGCGCCATTTATAAGTTCCACCCATAATTCAGATTGATTAGCTTTAGCCATTACTGGCTTACTAAATCTTAATAGGTAGTCCCAGGCGATATTTTTTGCTTGGCTGTAATATGGTGCAACATAAGCGTATCTACCATCTTCTTTGCCCTCAATTAGGGCTTTATAAATGAGTTCATTAATACAAGATACAGTCTTTCCACACCTACGATGGGCAACAATCACAGCCCACCTTTGTTGGCGTTCATGAAAGTCTAGGAATACATCTCTAGGCTTGTAGTCTAGTTCAACCTCTAAAACATCATCCATATATGCGTTTTTTGGCTATTTCAAAGTAATTAGGGTCTTGTTCTATACCAATAAATTTACGACCTAAATTCTTGCAAGCTACGCCTGTAGTGCCAGAACCCATAGTAAAATCAAGAACCACATCATTTGGTTTTGAACTTGTTTCTATTAAATATTCCATTAATTTTAAGGGTTTCATTGTTGGATGCAATTTTCCTCGTGCCGTTGGAAATCTCCACACAGATGATTTGCAATGTTCGTTAAATGTTGCATTTTTGTGTCTTGCATATATACAACATTCAATGCTGGATAACCATATATATTGTCCGTTCATTGGACTAGGGTTTGTTTTTTCCCAAATACATAATCTTGTGGTTAATTTTTTGTCATTAAAAAATTGCCTAATTTCACCAACTTGCCCAGTTCCGCAAAATATGTAAATAGACCCTTTGCTTATTCTGTAGCATTCATTTAATACTGCGTTTAAATCAAAATTAACAATATCAGCAATGCCTTTATTTAAGTTTCTTAAGCCATTAGAGATACGATTTACCTCGCCATAAGGAATATCAGTAAGCACTAAATCTATTGATTTATCAGGAATAGATTGCATAACCTCAAGACAATCCCCTAATCTAAGGTCTATTTCTTCCAAAACACCACCATGCGTTGAGGTGCTTTTTCATCGCCTACTACTTCAGTTCTTGCAAGTTTAGGAACAGCGTATTCCACCATGTTTTGAACAATGTCACAGGCTTTGCCTGGATTAGGTGGCACAATCCATTTTCCTGACTGGTCGTCAAAAACGCCATCAGCAGTCGTTTGTAGCCATGTTTGTAAATATGGTAGGTTAGCATCAAGTAATGCTTTAACAGCCTCTCTAGCCTCTGTAGTGACTTTATTAGGCACTCCTGCCTTACGACCACCAGTCTTTTTTCTACTTTGTTCTACTTTATTATCCATATAAACTCAAGTGTTTGATTTATAAGGCTTTTAGTATATCACGCAATATCAGGGTCTTTAATCTTATTCATCAACTCATGTAGCTTTTGTTTACGCTTCATTCTTTCGTTGATTTTACGATTCAAAATGTCGTCTTTACCGCTAACGGCTTCTTCGTCTTTGCGCTTGTCTTTGCGACCAACAACGGATGGTAATGTGGCTGCCATGATTAATCCTTGTGCATTTTCTCTAGCAACATAGCTAGTCTAGCCCTACGACCTTCTTTACCTTTGGCTTTGGCGGCTTTTTCTAATTTGCCTTCAGGAATCTTTTTATCTTCAGGAACGCCAAGTTCTTTATGCAATGCACCAGGCTTTTTAATAGCCTTTTGAATCCATTTCTCAGCCATTATTTCATCTCCTTGCGACCTAAAACTTTGCCATAGGCTTCTTCTAACTTAGCCTTACGCTTACCTTTGGCGTTATCTCGTTCTACATTAAGAGCAATAGCTACGGCTTGCTTGCGTGGTTTACCAGCCTTCATTTCGGCCTTAATGTTTTTGCCGACTGATTGTGCGCTGCCGCTTTTATCTAAAGGCATGGCGTTTCCTTATTTGAGGTATTTAAGTTTGTAAATGGTTGAATCAATTAACTGTTGTATTTCTGCAACAATATTAACCAATTCTTGTTCTTTCGGCAAATCTTTGTTAGCTTCTGCCACAAAATTCTTCAATGATTCCAAGTATTTAAGTGGTTCTTTTGGCTGGTGATAGACGCTTGGAAACTCTTTAATTTGTTCGTAGCAACCCATGTAGGCTTCTACATAATCGTCTACTAACTCAATAATCTCATCATAGTAATTGCCCAAAGCTTTATGCTGTGAGTAAGAATTAGTTGCCCAATGAAAAAAATGAGTATTTGTGCTGCTATGAAGCAGAGTAGCGGCAAATAAAGCGACATTTTCATTCATAAAGCACCTTTAGAGTTCGTATGATTTTAGCACTTCTACGGCTTCTTGCACGGAATTTACACGATAAAGTGGGCCGCCAATCCAGTTGGCAAATAAGGTGATTTGCTGGGGTGTTAGCTTTTTATCTTCGCCATCTTTGACTTCCATTAAAATGGTTTGGTCAGCATAGCAAACCAATAAGTCAGGGATTCCTCCACCGACAGTATGCAAAAGATGAACTTGCGCACCATAATCTCGTAGCGCTTTTACAACATCCTTTTGATTTTTATCAACTTTTTTGATATAAGACATAAATTTATGTTAGTGTTTAGCAACTTAACAAGTATAAGGGGAAATTAATGGGCGGTTATTACCTGACAGATGAAGAATTTATAGAGCAATGGAAAAAGATAGGTTCACCATTGACTTTTGCCAAATTGCATGGAATGGCAGAAAGAGCAGTTTATAACCGTAGACGGTCAATAGAAACAAGGCATGGAATTGAATTGCCGACCTTCAATGACACAAGAATAACCGCTTACACCAGAACACAAGAAACCGTAGGCAATACACGCAGAGGCATTGAATTAGAAAAAGGGCGTGTGATTGTATTTTCTGATGCGCATTTTTGGCCTGACCAGACCACAACCGCATTTAAAGCGCTTTTAGAATGCATCAAAGAATACAAACCCACAGCCATCGTCTGTAACGGTGATGCCCTTGATGGGGCTTCTATTAGCCGCCATCCACGCCAAGATTGGTCTAAGTTACCTTCAGTTCAAGAAGAATTAGAAGCGGTGCAATATTATCTTGGTGAAATTGAGTCAATAGCCAAAGGCGCTAAATTGTTTTGGCCTTTAGGCAATCACGATGCACGGTGGGAAATGCGCATTATTGAGAACTTGCCAGCCTTTGAAGGTGTAGTAGGCACAACCCTAAAAGAACATTTTCCTGCATGGCTGCCATGTTGGTCATTTTGGGTCAATGAAGATACTTGTATTAAACATCGTTGGAAAGGTGGATTTAGCGCTGGTAGGGCTAATGCCTTAAATTCAGGCGTAAACATGATTACAGGGCATACACACCATTTATCGGTCATGCCTGTGTCAGACTATAACGGAGTGCGTTGGGGCGTTCAAACAGGCACTTTAGCTGATATTCATGGGCAACAGTTTTCGTATACTGAGGATACACCAAAGGATTGGAATTCAGGATTCGTTATGCTATCTTTTGAACGGTCTAAATTATTGCAGCCAGAAATGGTGCGAGTTTGGGATGAAGATGAGGTTGAATTTAGAGGCAAAATTTGGGGTGTTTAACCATTATTGGCAAATTCCCCATGATATTTTTGTCTTGCGTCATTGGATGCTTTGACAGCGTCATCAAGATTATTAAATACACCTAAATGTATTCTTTTGCCTTGATGATGTATTTCTACACAAAATTTATCTTTATATTTTGAATGTTGATAAATTCCTTTTGCTGGATATTTTGCAGTTTTAATTCGTTTTCGGTTGTGATTGTTTTGTGATGCAGTCGCTTCACGCAAATTTTCTATCCGATTGTCATTTCTTATTCCATTGATGTGGTCTATATATTTCGGCAAATAACCATGGTGCATTAAAAAAATTATCCTATGTTGAAGATAAATTTTTCCATCAAAACCTATTTGCCTATAGCCCAAAGCATTTTGCGTTCCAGCTAAATCACCAGGTCTAACCATGAGTCTATTTACTTTCCAATATAAAAGCCCATCTTTGTATTCAAACAATTCTTTGGTTAATTCTTGTGTTAGGATAGCTTTCATAATTACCTTGTTTAGTGATTTTTAGTAATTATACACCATATATAACAATTATGAAACTATCACCAGCTATTCTTAAAAATTTATACAGCGCTATTTACTGTATGAAGCCTTTTGATAGGTGGAATATGCCTTTGCCTGAAGAAATTAACTTTGTGGTTAATCAAGACCCTGAAACAATGGGGACTTATTTATACGATGATGGTGGCGACCATGAGCATACAATTACGATTTCGGCTGCTCGTTGCGGTCATCTTGACACGGTGATTCGAGTTCTTTGCCATGAGTGCATCCACATGAGTAGACACAAGACTTCAAAATGGACACACCATGATAAGGAGTTTCGTAATAAAGCGCACCGTATTTCGTCTGAATTGGGGTTTGACCCTCTTGAGCTTTAGTCATTTAACAATTTGTCCACTTGCGCCAATAACGCTTCCTGGGAAGTTCCCCATTTAGCTTCAAAACCTTTTGCACCCAGTCCGTGAACACCAGAGTTTCCCCTATGGTGTTCTGGGCATAATGGAATGACAGGGGATGAAGCCCTCTTGCCACCAAACCGTCGGATGTGGTGAATTTCGGCTGGACTGTCTTTGACCCCAAAGGCGGCACGACAGAGAATACATCCGAGCCTTGCAACTCTATCAAGATACTTCTTTTCATCTTTTGTCATCTGCCCATTCATACCATTGTTTGTAATACGCTACAAATTCTGCTTTGCTTGACCCTAATTTAATACATGACCCCATAGGTTGCACTAGAAAATACTCTTTAACATTTAATCCGTTATCGGTATCACCAATTACGATTGTAACTATGAAGTTAGGCACAGCCGCCAATGCTTGCAACATATATTGCTGACCTTTGCTGACTTTTTCGCCAGGTCGCTTAAATTCCATCACAAAAAACTTGCCATTTCTTTCGGCAATTCCATCTAAATCGCTTGGAGTAAATTTAGGGTTTGGCACAAGTCCAACAAAATCTCCAAAATCTACATGGGATGCAGTCAATGAACGCATAGTTTTTATTGACTTATCCATTGATTTTTAAGCTGTTTAATACTTGCAATTTCTAAACGGATGGTTTCGTCAGCTAATTCATGAGCTAATTTAGTAGCCCTTTCAAAGTTACCTTTAAGAGTGGCTTTATGGTAGGCTTTAAGTAGCTTTTGAATTTGAAGATATGGTTCGCAATAGTCTGTCATTTAGTCATCCGTTCAATGTTTCTGTTGTTTGCTTGTTCTGTGCGCCATGCTTCAAAACGCATCTTGGCTGCCTCTAATTTCCAGCGCAACGCCTCTGCATTTTCTGTCGCCACGCCAATGGCCTTACATAACTCTTGGTAAGCCTCAGAACGATACGCTTCTCTCTCTTGTGCGCCAAGGCTTTGTTCTGACGACTCAGCCATTTTAATAGCTTTAAGACTTGATTTAAACGCCTCGAGTTCAGCGAGTTCACCTTTCGCCTTTGCATACGATGGGGCGGTTTTGAATATGAAGTCAATCGCATCATTTGGGTCATAGTCTTTCATATAAATAATAGTCCTTGAGTTTTGACTTTTTTTCCAGAATCATATCTTTGTGAATCACCTTTTGGGTAAGGTTGTATTTTATATTTCAACAAATTTTTCATTTGTTTTTTTTGTCGTTTATCGCCATGAAAATATATGTATCTGTGTTTTCTTGACCTTTCTGTGTAATAAAAATCATCACCATATTTTTCTTTTATTGATTCCAAAGTCATTCCGTCTGACAATGTTTTGCTGTGTTTATGTTCCAATCCTTTTACAGTCCAATCAACTCTATTTGCAGAAAGTCCTGTGTAAATAAAATTAGTTGCTTGATAGACATATCCAACATGACCTTTTCCTGTGTCTGCATAAGAAACAACAATGCTAGGCTTTGGTAATAATTTAATTGAATTTGCAACCAAAAAACTGGCTTGATTTTTACTGTTGTCCATTAAACAAACTCTATTTAATTCCAATACTTTGTCTGAATATTCTTTGCCACAAATGCCCATACAAAGAGCAGGTGAAGCTGGTATTCCATAAGTGCATACGCCAACTAATTGATTTTTTTCATAAAGACCAAAAGCAAACATAATTTGTGGAACTCTTTTGGCGTAATGTTTTTCTAAAAGCCAAGGGTATGATTCTTCATTTTTTATTGGAAGAACAATCATTTAAGATTTAGGAATAATCCTACCTGTGCAAATGCGTAACCTATCCAAATCATTGCATTAGACATTGAACCTTTAAAAAATTGTGCAAGACCTACAACTAAATAACCTAATCCAGTAGCCATGACAATGTATTTTTCTATATCCATATTCCCCATTCTCCCCTGTTTCCTTTTGCGTATTGGTCTGTAAAGTCTGCAAAGTATTTATGCAGATTTTCTTTTTCACTAATGTATTGCCTAAACTTTGTTAGCCCCATTTCTTTGCGGAATTTACACAGTTGCCTGACGGCTGATTTGTGTTGAAATTCTTTGTCGTAATTGGGCGTAGGACTCCCCTGCATAAGGGGTAATTCCAAGTTCTTTTGCTTTTGCAAGTGTTAATTCATCCGTTGAATACCATGGAACAGGTGGCTTTTTAGGTTTTGATTCCTCAAAATCTAACTCATCAAGATACCGCATTTGATTTAGCCAAGTAGCTGGATAAGGTATAAATTCCTTATCTGTGCCTTTAAACTTCCAATATTTTAAATGATTTGGCAAAGCGTCAATCGCTTCAATCCGTTCCGCCTGATTTAATTTTTGCCACGCTTTTATTGCTGCGCCTTTTGCTACCTTTTTGGGGTAAAGTCCCCAGAATGTCTGAAATTCCATAAAGTTCCCCTAACTCTTTGGTCATTATAGCTTCTACAAAACAAGCATTAATACCTTTTTCAATTAAAAATTCCCAACCAGCTTTGTC